AGCACAGGCCTCCGTGAAACTGTTAAAGCAATAGCAGAGGAAATGGATCTTAAGCCTGGTGTTTTAATGAAAGCAGTAAAAATTGCTCACAAAGCCAAGTTCCAAGATGAATATGATAAGTTTGATGAACTTGAAACTATTTTGGAATCTGTTGGTAAAACACTATAATTAATTGACTTTATACCACTATTACTGTATAATAACAGTATGAGGATAGCACATCTATGAGTTACGTTGACGCATTTTACGATCAAGGCAAAGACATTGTCACTGTTGTAGAACGTGTGGACGGAGAACGTATAATTAAAGAGATTCCTCCTGTACACAATTTTTACTATGCAGATCCTAAAGGCAAACATAAGAGTATATATGGCGATCCTGTAACAGAAGTAAAGTGTGCTAACCTAAAAGATTTTAAAAAGAACATTGGTATTAATAATAACAATAAACTTTTTGAAAGCGATTTAAGACCACTAAACAAAGTATTAGCAGGAAATTATACAGGTGTTGATGCCCCTAATTTAAATGTAGCATTTTTTGATATCGAGGTAGACTTTGATCCACAACGTGGGTATAGTAGTCCTTCAGACCCTTTTACGCCAATAACTGCAATAGGTGTATATTTACAATGGATGGATGCTATGATATGTTTAGCAGTACCTCCTAAAACACTTAGTTGGGAACAGGCACAAGAAGTTGTTAAGCCTTTACCTGAAGTGATGCTGTTTAGAACAGAAAAAGAAATGCTAGATACATTTTTAGATATTATTGAAGATGTTGATGTACTTAGTGGTTGGAATAGTGAAGGTTATGATATTCCGTATACTGTAAATAGGATTACTAAAACATTAGGCAAAGCAGAAACAAGACGTATGTGTTTACTTAAAAAGTTGCCTAAGCGAAGGGAGTATGAAAAGTTTGGTAGTGAAGTTGTTACATATGACTTAGTTGGTAGAATACACTTAGATTATTTAGAGCTTTATAGAAAATACAACTACGAAGAAAGACATAGTTACAGATTGGACTATATTGGAGAAATGGAAGTTGGCGAGAAAAAAGTTCCATATGAAGGTAGTTTAGATAGACTTTACAATCATGACTTCCTAAAGTTTTGTGAATACAATATACAAGACGTAATGCTATTAGATAAACTAGACAAAAAGTTACAGTTTGTTGACTTAGCAAATATTATCGCACATGAAAATACAGTATTGATTCCAACTACTATGGGTGCTGTAGCAACAACCGAACAAGCAATTATAAATGAAGCACACAGACGTGATATGGTTGTGCCTGATAAACCTAAAGCATCTGAACGTGATAGTGCCGCAGGTGCCTTTGTGGCAACTCCTAAGAAAGGTTATCATGATTGGGTAGGCAGTATGGACTTAAACAGTCTATATCCAAGTGTGTTTAGAGCATTAAACATGGCGCCTGAGACTATTGTGGGGCAATTAGAACTTAGTTATACATCAGAAGAGATTAGTAATGCTATGCGATTAGAGAAGAAAAGTTTTGCAGATGCTTGGCATGGAAAGTTTGGTACAAATGAATTTGAGTTTGTTAAAAATAAAGATGTAGACCATCCTATGAAGTTAGAAATGGAAGATGGTGGTGTACATGACGTAACAGGTGCTGATGTATATAATTTAGTTTTTAATAGTGGCCAACCCTGGAATATAAGTGCTAATGGTACTATTTTTAATACAGCCGTACAAGGCATTGTGCCTGGCTTATTGGAACTTTGGTATACTGATAGACAAAGTATGCAGAAGAAGAAAAAGGAATCAGAAGGCGCAGAACAAGTATATTGGGATAAAAGGCAGTTAGTTAAAAAGATTCAGTTAAACAGTTTGTATGGTGCGATACTTAATCCTCATTGTAGGTTTTATGATAAACGTATAGGGCAAAGTACTACATTAACAGGCAGAGCTATCACAAAACACATGGCGGCAGAAACAAACAGAATATTTACTGGTGAGTATGACTATGAAGGAGAAACTATAATTTATGGTGATACTGACTCTGTGTATTTTAGTGCGGCACCTATTATGGGGGAGCAAGAGTTAGATATGGATAGTGCTATTAAATTATATGATCATGTATCAGATACAGTAAGCAGTACTTTCCCTAAGTTTTTAAAGGATACATTTAATGTGCCTTTAGAGCGTGGTGCTGTAATGATTGCAGGTAGAGAAGTTGTTGGTAGAGCAGGACTGTTTTTAACTAAAAAGCGATATGGTATATTATGCTTAGACATTGAAGGCTATCAGCCCGAAGGCGGCAAACTAAAAGCAATGGGTTTAGAAATTAAACGTTCTGATACTCCTGAATTTATTCAAGACTTTTTAGAAAAACTTTTAGTAGATTGTTTAAATGGTCTTGGAGAAGATCATGTTATAGAAGAAATTAAAGAGTTTAAAAAGTATTTTAAAAACTTAAATCCTTGGGAAAAAGGAATGCCTAAACGTGCTAATAATGTTACTATGTATGCTTCTCGTATGGCAGAGCAAGCCAGAGCGCCTAGCACAAATACATTACATAAATTAAATGCTCTCAAAAATGAAGGTAAAAGCAATATGATACCTGGGCATGTAAGGGCTAGTATTAATTGGAACAATCTTAAAAAAGCAAATAGTGATGCTTATAGTTTAAGTGTTACTGATGGTGCTAAAGTAATTGTATGTAAGTTAAAAAACAATCCCATGGGCTATACTAGTGTAGCATATCCTACAGATGAACTTAATTTACCACAATGGTTTAAAGAATTACCATTTGATGAAGAGGCTATGGAAGAAACAGTATTAGATAAAAAAGTTGCTAATGTTATAGGTCCAATGGGCTTTGATTTAAGCAGAACAACACAAAGTGAAACGTTATCAACGTTTTTTGAATTTTAATGAAAGTTGGTAACGTTTTAGTAGTAGGTAATTTAACATCACATATATGGAAATGTGTTGAAGAGCAAAGAAAAATCGAAAAAAATGGTGAAAAAGATCTTGACAAATCTAAATAACAATGTATAATGATATATTAATCTTGGAGAAATGAATGGCAATTAAAGACATAATGAAAGACGTACTTAAACATACACATGGTTTAGGTATTTTTGAAATGGTTAAGATTTCAGGTGATGTTGAAAAGACTACTGTTGAAACAGTTGATGCAGACAAAACTGTAATCTTTAAAGGCGAAACACATAATCCTTATCCTGAGTTTGTTGACTCAACAGTTGGGTTAAGTAGAATGCAGGTACTAGATGGATATTTAAAGTATCCTGGATTTGATGGTGAAGGATCAGATGTTAAAATTAACACACAAGACCGTAATGGTGATGTTGTTCCTGTTGAAGTAGAATTTACAAGTGCTGATGGAAATGACGCACATTACAGATTTATGTTAGCAGATGTTATTAATCAGCAACTAAAAGAAATTAAATTTAAAGGTGCTGAGTTTGATTTAAATATTGTGCCTAGCGATAAAAATTTAAAAGATATGGCATACTTTAATAGTGTGCTAGGTGGTTTTGAAGCAAACTTTAGTCCTAAAACTGATGGCACTAGTTTATGGTTCCATATTGGAGATGGTGTAAGCGACAGAACAAAAATTTTAATTAATAGTGATATTGATGGTAGTATTACAGGAGACTGGAAATGGCCATTAGATATTGTTTTAAAAATATTAAGGTTAAGCGATACAGGAAACTGTGTAATGAGTATTAACGATCAAGGATTATTGCAAATTATTGTAGATAGTGGCTTGGCAAAATACACATACTTACTGCCTGCAAGGAGTAATTAATAATGTATGATTTAGGAAAGACACAAAAAGATTATGCTTTTTACTTGCCTGCTATTAGTAGTTTCTATGTAAAGCAACTAGAGAAACTTATTAATGAAGGCGCTCCAAGAATACCTGATGGCTTTGAATTAGGGCATGAAGGTATGGATTTCCTAAAAGACAAAGATACATATTATTACTATCCTTGGGGGTTGTATTCAGCCGGTCATGCTCAGTTAGATCTAAGTAAATTAGATGGTGAGCCTATGATTACTGATAGAGACAGAAGCAAAACAATGATACTTGGCGACTCAGGTGGTTTCCAGATTGCTACTGGAGTCATCAAAATGGATTGGGAGAACGCAATTAATCCTGATGATCCTGCAAGAATAGAACTTGTAGATAAAATATTAAAATGGGAAGAAGAACAATGTGACTGGGCAATGACACTTGATGTTCCTCCATTTGCGGCCTTTCCTCCTTTTAATAAAAAAACTGGACTAAAAACATTTGAGCAAACAATGACTATTAGTTTGTATAACTTAGATTACTATATGAAGAACAGAACACCAGGCAAGTGTAAGTTCTTAAATGTAATGAGTGGTGTTGACCAGCCTACATGTGATGAGTGGTATGAAAATGTTAAGAATTTTAGTGATCCTAAGTTTTGTCAAGAAGCATATGGGAATAGTGAACTTGCATTAGAAGGATATGCATTTGCTGATTTACAAAAACGTAATATGAGAATGGCACTAAGACGTATTTTAAAACTTAGGGAAGATGGCTTACTAGAAGGCAAAGGTTGGATACATTTCCTAGGTACAGGTAAACTGGACTGGGCATGTTACTTAACTAGCATACAAAGAATGTTAAGAAAACATGATAGTCCAGAAATATGTTTAAGTATGGATGCCGCAAGTCCTTTTGTTAATAGTGCATATGGTTCTACATATACACATAACAGTTTCCATCCTAAAAAGTTTAGTTACTTAATGGATAGAGCAATAGACAATCAGGAACTTAAAGGCTCTGACTTGCCTATGCCTTTTGCACACTCTCCTATAATGAGCAGACTAACTGCTGGAGATATTTGTGCGATGGCTGAAGGAGACTTAGACAAGAACGGTAAAGCAAAAGGTCCAGATAGTACAAGTTGGGACACACAGAGCTACTTATACTACATGGGACATAGTGTTTACAATCATATAACTGCGGTACAAGAAGCAAACAGACTAGCAGATGTAGAAAAGTATAGAACTAATATTCATTATAGTGATTACATTAATGATAAAACAAATGGCAAAAGCAATGAGTTCAGTCCTTATGTTCCTGCAAAAGCATTATACTTTGATAGTTTTTGCCAGGAAGTATTAGACCCTAAACTATCTATAAACGAAGCATATAACTTAATAGAAAAAAATAAAAAACTATTAGATGATTTAAGTTTTGGTGCTAAAACTAATGCTGGATTTGGACAGTTTTTTGAA